AAAAACATTGAGAATATTCGCAAGATTCATAAGTTTCTAGGCACATACATTGTTGATGTTGTTAATACAAACAAGAATATTATCAAATAATGTATTGTAGTTATTAATAAATTATAATAAATTAAAAAGGATTAATATGTCAAAAAACTCAACAGCGAATAAAAATGTTTATGGCGAAATTGTAGACGAAGAAAAAGCTAGAAAGTTTGAATTGACTCCCCATTTAGTTGGTCTAATGTGGGAAGAGCCTTTTTATTCTAGAATTATTAGAAGTCTCAATAAAAAAGAGTCTACAACTATTGAAACAGCAGGTGTGCTTGCTGAAGATGGAACATTTAATTTTTGGTGGAATAGAAACTTTTTAGCTTCATTAACAAAGAATCAAGTTAAAGGTTTGCTTAAGCATGAATGTTTACACTTAGTCTATGAGCATACTACGTCTCGACGAAAAGAGCCCCATTTAATTTGGAATTGGGCAACTGACCTTGCAATTAATACACAGATTCCGTCTAAAGAATTGCCTAAAGGTGGATTGGTACCTGGTAAGCCATTGCCAAAACTAACATCAACGGCAAAATCTAATATGTCTAGCCAAGATATTAAGAATCATGAAGAGATTTCTATGCTAATATCTTCTTTACCAGCTGATAGAACTTCTGAGTTTTATTTCTATGAGCTTATGAAAAATGAAACGCTAAAACAAATTGCAAAAGACAAAGACATGTTTAGTTCAATTTTTGGTGAAGGCATGGATAGTCATGATGGTTGGGATGAATTAAGCAATGATGAAAGAGAAATGTTGTCAGAAAAGCTTAAGGAAATTCTTAAGTCAGCATGTAATGAAGCAAATGAAAAAGGTTGGGGCTCAGTTTCTAGAAGTCTAAGAACAAAAATCAATAAGTTTGTTTCAAGACAAGTTTCTTGGAAAAACGTCTTAAAAAGATTTTGTGGATTTTCTAATAGACAAGAAAGAGAAAACTCAAATACTCGTTTGAACAGGAAGTATCCTTTAGTTCATCCTGGCAACAGAAACGATTATGTATCTACAATTGCTGTTTACGTTGATGAAAGTGGATCTGTTAGTAATCAATTTTTAGAAAAGTTTTATGGTGAGCTAGAATCTTTGTCAAAGACTTCTGACTTTTGGCTTTACAGGTTTGATACTAAGGTTAATGAAAAAGAAGGTTTTTTATGGCAAAAAGGAAAAAGAGTTAATCTTAGCAGAACTAATTGCGGTGGTACATGTTTTAATGCACCTACTGAACATGCCAATAAAAATAAGAATAAGTTTGATGGATATATTATTTTTACAGATGGAATTGCGCCCAAGCCAAAAAGCTCACGTCTTAAAAGAGGTTGGTTATTGACGCCTGATGGACGTCTCAATTTTCAGCATCAAAGAAATGATATTGTTATTAATTTAAAATAAGATATAAAAGAGGAAAACATGTTATATAATTATTTTGGTGACACATTTAATATTGTTCTACAGCAAGATGGATCATATAAAGTTTTTTGTAAGGCTAAGTCTAGATGGTCGTCTGGTTGGACATATGTAGGTAAAGAGTCATCGGAAGAAAAAGCAATTAATACAGCTAAGAGATACGCAAGCTAAAGGAAAAAGTATGTCAAGAGTAAAAAAAGTTCTAGATAATCACGGCCTATCAGGTGACAATTTCAATGCAGCAAAGCCAGTTATTTTTGCGCAGGATCATGGAAAAGCTGCTTATAATGCAAGTAAAATTCTTTCAAGGGCTTCTAGATATGATTTAGATGAAGATCTATCAAATTTTCTTAATGCAGTAATTATTTCCAAAGAGTTAGATGAAGATGGAAGATACAACGACTAATTTAGAATTAAATAAAAAAATTAGCGATTTAAACATTGCACAAATTAAAATTGACTTATTGCTTAATTCAGGCAAATCAATAGAAAATGATATTACATATTATGAAAGTTTAGTCAGTGATTTTAAAATTAGTTTAAATACTATTCTAGAACTTACAAATAAAAATGAGTAATAATATTTTATATTTTTTAATGTTATATTTTTCTTTTATGACATTAAAAAACTTTGTTAAAACTCAAAATAAATTTAGCTTTGATATAAAAATGTTTATAATGCTTCTAGAACTACTCTTTATGAACTTTATTGTTTATATAGTATTTAGTAGTTTAAGGAGTATTATTGATGTCACAACTAGGTGAAGTTTATTTTATTACTGATGGTTTTGCAGTTAAGGTTGGATTTACAAAAAGAAAACCTGAGAATCGTCTTAATGAAATGCAAACAGGAAGTTCACAGAAACTAAAGCTTATTGGATCTTTTCCAGGAACGGAAAGAGACGAAAAAACAATTCATAAGCTTTGGGCGCCTTTGAGCGCAGACGGAGGAACTGAATGGTTTGACGTGACAGAAAATGCCGCACATAAAATGATTCATAAAATGCGAAGCAGATATTTATCAGTTAAAATATAAAAGAAAGATAAATAATGAAAACATTAAATGCATTTAACGTATATGAAACTTTCATTGATGACATGAATAAATCATCATCTATTAATGAAAAGATTGCTGTGCTTAAAAATTGTAATCAGGAAATTCATAATTTACTATATTATGCATACAATCCTTATTATCAATATTATGTAACTCCTAAGATCTTAGAAAAAAGACAAGATCTAGTAGAAAGCAATTATAAAATTGAAAACATGTTTCAACTTTTAGACTTGTTAAGAAATAGAAAAATTACAGGTCATACAGCAATTGGCGAAGTTAATTCATGGCTCAAAAATAATCAAGAAGCTAAAGATGTATTCTATCTTATTTTAGAGAAAAGTCTTAAAATCAGAGCTTCAGTTAAAATTATTAACAAGGCAATACCAGATCTTATTCCTACTTTTAGTGTTGCTTTGGCAGAAAAATTTGATGAAAAAGCTTTAGAAAAGAAAATCAACTTTATTGATGATGACTGGTATGTTTCTAGAAAGTTAGATGGTGTTAGATGTCTAGTTTTTGTTGATGAACTAGGTAATACAGAAGTAAGATCTAGAGCAGGTAAGCAAATTAAAACTTTGATGAATTTAGAAAGTTATATTAAGAGTTTTAATGTAAAGTCTGTAGTTTTTGACGGAGAAATTTGCAAGGTTGATTCTAATGACAATGAAAACTTTCAAG